TTTAGATATCAATTTCATTTAAATGAAATGCCTTATCTTACTGCTACTTCTATAATAAATTATAAAATGTCAATGCAACATTTACAATTGTTGAATGACATGTTCGTAGGAAAAAAACCCCTACGATTTAATAGACATCAAAATCGATTATATATAGATTTAGATTGGAATGCTGATGATCTTAATGTCGATGAATATATTGTAGTAGAAGCATATAGAATAATTGATCCCGCAACATTTACAGATGTATATAATGATATGTTTTTAAAAAGATATGTTACAGCCCTTTTTAAAAGACAATGGGGTGCTAATTTAATAAAATATGAAGGTGTACAACTTCCAGGAGGAACGACATTAAATGGAAGAACACTATTTGAAGAAGCAATAACAGAATTAAGAGAAACAGAAGAACAAGCATCTCTTAAATTCGAATTACCAGTTGACTTTATGGTTGGTCCGGGATAATGCCTACTAATTCTTATTTTAATCATCTTGAAAATACCGCAGAACAAAATTTGCACCAAGACCTTATTATCGAATCGATAAAAACTTTTGGTGTAGATAACTATTATCTTCCAAGACAATACATGAATGAAGATATACTTTATGGTGAAGATACAATATCTCAATTTAGTAAATCGCATTTAATTGAAATGTATGTTAAATCTGTTGATGGTTTTGAAGGAGAAGGCGATTTTGTTTCAAGATTTGGATTAGAAATAAGAGATCAAGTAATTTTTTCTGTGGCTAGAAGACGATGGGAAAATTTAGATACTGGTTATGATAGGCCAAGAGAAGGCGATGTAATATTTTTTCCATTGAATAAAAAATTATATGAAGTTAGATTTGTTGAACATGAATCTATGTTTTATCAATTTGGTAAATTGCCAATATTTGATTTAACGTGTGAATTATTTCAATACGATGATCAAAGAATTGATACTGGTATTGAAGAAGTAGATGAAATAGAAGATAAATATGCTTATTCAATAGAAGTAAATTTTGAATCAGGCGGATCAGGAAATTATGTAGATGATGAATATGTGTATGTTGGAAGCACAGAAAGTTCTGCAAATACGAAAGGAAGAGTAATATCTTGGAATTCTACTGATAGAGTATTGAAATTAACAGATTTGAAGGGTACTTTTACTACATCTCAAAATGTTGTCGGTAATACAAGCGGAGCATATTTTACTGTAACAGCAACACCAGATACACAAATATTTGTTAATGATGCTTCTGCAAATAATATAACTATTGAAACTGAAGCAGATTCTATTATTGATTTTTCTGAATCAAATCCATTTAGTGAGAGCAATTATTAAGTTGTAGATTCTGGAAGAATTGTGATCATGCCTTCAACCACCCTTTCCTTTGTTACAGCATCCACTTGGGTGTATTCAACATCATAAACATATAATCCAGAAGACATATTTGCTGTTTGAGTAGCATTAGCAGTTATCGTGACATTACTGCCAGATACTGCCGCCGTGAAAGACATTATCCAAGAAGTATTAGTAGTTGTATGATTCTTCTTCATTTTAGAAGCACAAGTACCAGTACTTATGGTTACATTTGAATTATTTGCATCTTTAGCAGTAAAAACCTTTTCAAAGTTACTGCCTTGATAGATCGTTATATTTTCGCCCTGAGTTTTTATTGTAAGTGCCATAAGACTATTTATACAACTAAATAATATTACAATCTTTATGGAGTGTTATGTTAGGACAAACTTTTTATCATCAAACAATAAGAAAATATGTTGCGTTGTTTGGAACATTATTTAATGATATTAATATTGAGAAAAAGGACTCGGGCGGTAATGTTTTATCTCGTCAAAAAGTACCAATAGCCTATGGTCCAAAGCAAAAATTTCTTATAAGACTAAGAGAAGATTCGAATCTTGACCGTCAAGTTGCTATTCAATTGCCAAGACTGGCTTTTGAAATGACTGGTATAGCTTATGATCCTATTAGAAAATTAAATACAATAGGCACATTAACTCATAAAGAATCGATTAATGGTGAAAGAAACATTAAAAAAATGTTTAATCCCTCACCATATATTCTTGATTTTTCTTTATATGCATTTGTAGAAAATGCTGAAGATGGTACTCAAATATTAGAACAAATTCTTCCATTCTTTACTCCAGAGTTTAATGTAAGCGTAAATATTTTAACAGATATGGGTATCAAGTTAGATATTCCAATTGTCCTTCAAAGTGCAACAAGCGAAGATTCTTATGAAGGGGAGTTCTCTGCTAGAAGAACCATTGTTTGGACAATAAACTTTATGTTAAAGGGATTCATCTATCCTGATGTCAAATCTGGACAATCACTTATTAAATCAGTCGAAATTGCATTTAAAGAAACTGTTCCCGAGGTGTCTTCAACTGGAATATTTGAAAGACTGTCTTTAGAATCTAGTACAAATTTTTCAGAAGATTATTTTCAATTAGAAACAGGAGACCATCTTATAACTGAAGCAAGTGTAACTAAATTGGGTCTTGATAATATAATCAGTAAAATTACAGTTGTTCCTGAAGGTGGAGCAAATACATATATTACTCCAGGAGATGATTTTGATGCAAATACTACAATAACTGTTTACAATCCACCAGTTGATTACGATCCTGCAACAGGAACTTACTCATAATGAAAACTTTCGAAGATAAATTAGATAAAATATTAGAAATACCTCCTAGCTCTATTATTAAAAAGCCACCAGAAAGAAAAATGGTTGAATCAAACACAAATGATTTGGATACTGATTATAAATATGCCCGTGAAAATATATACAACATTATTGAAAGGGGACAAGAAGCTATTGAAGATTTATTACAAGATGCGAGAGATAGCGGTAACGCTAGAATGTTTGAAGTTGTTGGTCAATTGATTAAAACAGTAGGCGAACAAAATCAAAATTTAGTAAATGTTCATAAACAGGTAAAAGATATCACACAAGAAACAAACGCTGGTCCCAATAGTGTAACAAATGCATTATTTATAGGTAGTACTGCAGAACTTCAAAAAATGTTAAGCGATAAAAAAGAATAATGGCCCACTTAGGACAAATTGACAGAAGAAATCCAGGAGATGTGGTTTTTACTCGATATGTTACTAATAATTCTGATTGGAAAGATTTAAACCTTAGAATAGAAAATGGTCAATTTGCAGAGATGTTCGAAAAAGTAGATACTGATGTTGAAAGTTTAAATATTACTATACATCCAAGAACAGCAATAAAACTTCTTTCAAATAAATTTGAAGAAATTGGTAAATCCAAATATGCACATATAGAATATCAAAGAAAAAAAGGTTATATTTTAATTTCTAAAATTAGAAAACCTACTGATGATAAAGGAACGGAAAGACCTCCCAAATTAGAAATTTTAGCAGACACGTTTACAAGGATGGGAGAAGTTTCAAAGATAACGGTTTTAACACAAAAAGATGTTTCAGTCATGTCTTTTGATAATTTTGATCAATTAAAAGATAGTATAATATATGGTGCTGAACATAGATTGAAGGCCACCAATCCGTTTGTTGTAAAAAAATTAAAAACTTATTTGAAACAATCTAATTTACATGAAATAGACCTTAATGGAATAGATGACAGCCATATTGATGAGTTGGGCATATACTTTGGTGAAGTTTTACCTGGACTTTTAGCATTTAAAGGACAATTGTCGCAAGTTTGTATTCCGTCTGATATGTTAGGAAATCAAATAAAGTTATTTGTCATCCCAACTGATCAAGCATTTAGACTTGTTGATAGTGCATTAATATATTCTGATGCTACAATTAGTTTATCAAGTAAATATGGAGCAGGAGCGGCCGCATCATTTATGACAAATGTTCTTCCTTATGGAATAAAAGATCATAGTGGATATAAAAATTGTTTCTTCAAACGAATGTGCAAAACTGCAAAGTCAATGGGATATACTTTTGAACAGGTAGGAGGAAAAACTTTTACAAAATCGAAAAATATAATGATGGAAGTGGGTGTTAGAAATGTCTTAAAAGTAAAAGGGGTCCCAAATGTAAATCATTCTGTTTATAATACGATTAGAAAGATTGCAACAGGAAAAGATATAACAGAGAAAGAAAATATAGAGATTGATGCTGTGACTAATGCAATAGAAGATTATTTTGTAAAAGGCAATTCTTTTGGTGGTGGATCACTTGTAAAACAAACTATTAGAGACAATTACCCATACACCATTCCATCTTTTTTTAATTATACAATTGCAAATGCTTTAGAAACAGATTCAATATCAAAAAAATATATTGAAAATATTATAGGCGGTAAGAATTTTTATCAAGCAAATTTAGATAAATCTGCATGGAAAAAAGGAAAAATATTAATAAAGATGTTATATCCTAAAAAAGCAAAATTAAAAATTTTGGGTTCAATGTCTAGTGCATTGGATTATACAACCAAACATGGCATGGTTAATTACGAGTTGAAATAATGGCACAAGATACTTACGCAGGAAATCCTCTTCTTAAAGGGGCATATCAACCATTAGAATATGATAAAGAAACCATAGAAGAATTTATTAGATGTTCTAAAGATCCCGTACATTTTGCAAAAACCTATATGCAAATTATTCATGTTGATCACGGTTTAATGCCTTTCGATCTTTATGATTATCAGGAAGAAATGGTTGAGACAATGCATAATAATCGTTTTGTTA